TCATCGCGAAGATGAGACCAGTTGGGCCAGACATTGGTTGTACACCACAAACGTCATATGCCATAAGATTAGGCATAGCACGACGAACAAGAGAGATCAAAACTGGATCCCAGTTGCTTGCAGATGAGGTAGCGTTACCGGGAGCGGCTTCGTTCAATCCACCGAAACCTTGTGATTGTGCGCGTTCAGCGTTCATTGCGATCTCTTGGTTTTCCAAGATAGCGGCAGTTACGCTTCGACGATGTGCGTCTTTAATTTCACCAGAACTATTTTCGTTCAGTACTGGTGCCCATTTTTCAACGAGAGTATCATATGAGTTCATATCTTTGTTTCCTTAAATAAGATTTATTATTGTCTGACTACTAAAATGCAGTCTTGGACATTTGTTGAAGTTTACCGACATACCTGCTCATAGAATCAGAAACTTCAACTAGTGCTTCAGGTTCCTCATCGGTGATCATTTCTTCAGTGATTTCTTTGGAGAAGTACTGCTCTTTCAGTTTGGCAACTTTTGATGCATAATCAGCATCAAACTCTACTTTCTCTGCAAGACCTTTTAACTTCTCAACTTGGGTGTCTGCCAGTCCTCGTGCCGCTTCAGCAATGATTTGATCACGCTTCAGTACTTCAAGTTCTTCGGACAGTTTGATGCTCTCACCAGTCTGAGAATTTAACTTCTCTTCAAGTTCTTCAACTTGACTTGCGAGTTCATCAACTAGGTCAACCTTAGATTCTGGAACAGTAATGTGAGACTCAACAAACAAGTCCTTCATTTTGTCCATAAAGTTCTCTGCGATTTCAGTACGGAGACCGTTCTGTACAGCAACTTTATTGTCTTCCATCCAAGACTCAACAACGTAGTTTAAGTATGAGTCAACTTTCTCAACAAGATCAGACTTAATAGTCTGTACTTCTTCAGCAAGTTCACCTTTATATTGCTCTTCTAACCGAGCAACTTCTTCGGAGAGTTGTGACTTAACAGCAGATTCAAAGATTGCTTGAGTCTTAGTCTTGAACTCGTCTGACAGAGTTGCCTCTGATTCGACTAGTGCATCTAACTCAGCAGTCGTGCTAGTCTCAGCAACAACTTCTTGATCTACTACTACTTCTTCGCCCATCATTTTACCGTATGCCGCCTGAAGACTCTTCTTGTCTAACTTGTTCATCTTCTGGTACATAGCATTAACCATACCTGCTTTAGTCTTAGGGACTACCGCTTGTGTGGTTGCGTTAGCCGCCTTGTCTACAGACGCAATACTTTCTGGTTCAGATACTTCCTGACCGTCTGTACTAATGCCTTTAGCAGTAGGTGCTTTTTCTTCGAGAGTTTCCTCCACGATTTCGTTAATATCATCGTGAAGTTCAACTTCGACTTTACTTTCTTCAGTCATAATTGACTCCTTACATATTAGATTTGATTAACGAGAGGAAATTTTTAAACTCTCGAATTTGTACAGCACTGCTATACGCTTTCGGTGCGTTCTTGATCTCAGTCTCCATATCTTCAATTACACTTTGTTCCAAAATGCCGTTATTCCAAACCCAGTCTACACCTTCCATGATCCCATTAACAAATGCGTCTGGTGCTGAAGGGTCTTGTACTATGTCTACAGTTGCAAGGATAAAATCATCCTTAACATATGCGACACCATTTCGGTTCTCAATGCTTCCCATTCCACGAGTTGACACGCCTAGTTGTACACCACCTTCAAGGAGACCTTTAACAATCTTACCCATTGGAGTATCCAATATTTGTGCTTTTCCGACCACATCATTACCTTCTAATCGAAGGTCAGTGATAAGGTGCGAAACCTTGTCCAAGTTAACAGTAGGGCCTTCGGGGTGATTCAACTCACCGACTGCTCTCTTCTTGCTAACTTGTTCCGTGACGTATTTGTTTACTGCGTTCTCCATAATGGGTCGCGGATAAATACGTCCGTTTCTATTCTTTTGATCTGCTTGTGCGAAGACACCTTCGATGACGTAGTTCTTACCACTACCATCTTTCTTTGCTTCTATAATGCACTCAAGACCTGTCTCAGTGAATTCACTAATCAGTTTCATTTAAGTTCCTTTATGACAGTCTTCGCTGTCTTCTCTGCCTCTGCTTGTGACTTGAACACGTCAAGTTTATCACCGTCTATATATACCGCGAAACCTTTTGGTTCTTTAACGATCTTAACTGGTACCTTATCTATCTTCTTATTAAAGACAACTTTGGCACCCTCTCTGATCTGTTGAAATGTTTTCATACTAAGTTTCCGAGGTTAATGTATTTATTTATACATATTAGATCTTTAAGATGAAACTAATTTACTCTTCATCTTCTTCTACTACATACTGTTCAGGGAATTGTTCTTCGTGCGCGGCAAGCATTAATGCCTCAGTATCGAACTCTTGTACGGTAGCGACATCACGGTATGATACAACATCAGGTACGCTTAAAGAAAATGCTCCATCATTAATAATAAAGTGACCTTCTGTTTTAGTTAAAATACCCACTATACTGCTCCTCCATCTGAAATTGCATATCCATCATTATTGATCAAACTAGTTCTAGCAGCCTCTGCCGCGCCACCTGCTGTATATTTACTGCTACCAAAGTGAGCAGTTTGAGTACTTTGATTCTTAGTTTGGGCGGCCAAGTTGATAAGAAGTTGATCATAACGAGATGTAGGAAGCGTCACACCGGTTGATCCGTCACCCAAGATGCGCGTCAGACTTGAAGTATTGCGCAAGTTTGTAACATTGATATTTTCAATGCCAATAATATCTGTAAGGTTAAAAGACCTGTCGAACATATAACTATAATATTGTGCAGATGCAGATTGCCAAACCCATGATGATAAGTCGAGTGAAGTCATTGCACCGCCAGTGTGAGTGTTACCGGACTGCGCAAACATCGAAGAGAACCACTGGTTTGAACTAACATCCATATCCTCAATACCGACAATTGTATGAAGTGAACGATTATCGTAAAACATACCCGACATATTTGTTACAGAACTCGTATTAAGAGGTCTAACATCAATCGTCGTTACTTCAGGAGAGTTTCCACCACTCATATGACTAAACATATGATACATTTCAAGAACACCAGTAGTATTAATGTTGGTCATATTAATTATTGTGTTACCGCCTACCTTTGCAAAGAAGTCATTCATTCTTTTAATGCCGATTAGAACTGATAAATCCATACCAGATAAATCAACCGTTAATTGAGGTGGGTTTGTGTTCCATGTGCGATATTCGAAGAAAGATCTCAATGAAGAACAATTGCTTAGATCAGTATGTCCCGCTGTAAAACTCTGCAACCGTCGAGTTCGTCTGAATGCTCCATATAACTTTCTATGTCCAATATCACCAAGGTTGAGTACATGGATAAGTTTGTCTGTTTGTGCTTCAGTGTTGCCTCCCATGGATGTACCATGAGTTTGTGAACCGGGAGAAAAATTGACGTTGTGAAAAGATGGCCCTGATACTCTAACAGTGTGGTCACCTGCGCTTGCAAAAGTATGAACTAATCCGGCATTGTCAACAATGTCACCTGTAACAGATGTTGTTGTACCATCACCCCAATCAATTGATGCATCATAGTCAACCCAACCACCATCATAGTATCTTGCCGCGCCAACTCTAACTTCTTGATTAGCACCTGTAGTTCGGAAAACTAGAATCATATCAGTTTCTATATTATCTTCAGAACCTTGGGCATCACACCACGATTTGCTCATTTCTCCTCTGGTTGCATCAGTAGTGTCACCAACCATACGAACATCAGTGTATACGAGATCGCTATGACCGAGGTGAGTCTTCGTTCTAATACCATTAGTTTGTCTTAACCATAAGGCACGATAAGGACTATCTACACCGGGATCTTCTGGTGCATTATTGTATTCCCAATTCGGAACATTTGGAATTACTACCCAAGCCACTATTTCTTCTCCTATGAACTAATTAGTCTTCGTCTTCATCAGGGATAACTTCCCCTTCTTGATTAAGTATCTCTACCTCATCAGGGTCATCCGTTAGGTCATCGTCCACTGTGCTATCATCATCGTGAGACTCGTCTTCGGCACCGTTAAAGATAGTATCAGCAACATTAATCTTCTCTGCT